TCTTAACCTATTTATGGCAGTACTAGATGAAATATCTGGATTTGCTACAGAGGTTGGTACTGGAAATGAGCAGGGTAAAACTGCTGACAATATATATAAAGCATTTCGTGGTACTGTAGATTCTCGTTTCCCAGATCTTGGTAAGGTAGTTCTTCTTTCATTCCCACGTTACAATGGAGATTTCATTTCAAAGCGGTACGAAGATGTAATTATGGAAAAAGAAGTAATAGAAAGACGACATAAATTCATTATTAATGAAGAGTTACCAGAAGGACCAGATAATGAATTTGAAATAGTCTGGGAAGAAGACCATATTCAATCTTATAAATACCCTAGAATGTTTGCCCTTAAAAGACCTACATGGGAAGTAAATCCTACTAGAAAGATTGATGATTTTAAGATTGCATTTTTAACTGATCTTGGTGATGCAATGATGCGCTTCTTATGTACACCAACATATTCTTCTGATGCGTTCTTTAAGCAAAAAGATAAATTAGAAAGATGTATGACACTTAGAAATCCACTGGATACTCACAGAAGATTTGATCCAGGTTTTAAGCCAGATCCAGACAAAGTTTATTACATACATGCTGACCTTGCACAAAAGCATGACAAGTGTGCAGTAGCAATTGCACATGTTGAACGCTGGGTTAATATTCAGGTTATTAAAGATTACGAGCAGGTTGCTCCAATAGTTATTGTAGATGCTGTTGCTTGGTGGGAGCCAAAGGTTGAGGGTCCAGTAGACCTATCTGAAGTTAAAAAATGGATAATGAATCTTCGTAGAGAAGGCTTTAACATTGGAACAGTTTCATTTGACCGTTGGCAATCATTTGATATTCAACAGGAGCTAAAGGCGGTAGGTATGAGAACTGATACTGTTTCTGTTGCTAAAAAACACTATGAAGACCTAGCTATGATGATATATGAAGAAAGAATTGCAATGCCCATGATTCCTTTACTTCTTGAGGAAATGAGTGAGTTAAAGATTATGAAAAATAATCGTGTAGACCACCCACGCAAGAAATCTAAGGACTTAGCAGATGCCGTTTGTGGGGCGGTATTTGGGGCAATCTCGCATACAAGTAGAGACTCTAATATAGAAATTGAGATTCATACTTGGTCCTCTGCCACTCGACTTGCGGAGAAGCAAAGAGATATGGTAGAATTGGATTCTGGGGAAATTCCTGACAATGTTCAAGAATACCTTGGGGAATATAAACTAATATAAACAATGAATAATACAAGGAGAAAAATGAATTCATTTAAGAAGATTGCTCTTGCCATGGTTGCAGCCATGACATTGGGCACATTAGTCGCAACACCTGCAAGTGCTGCTGTAATGACAGTCGCAGTAGATCTTAACGGAACAGCAAACACAACTGCTTCCGCTATCGCTACTCCAGCTGCATTGCCAGTACCAGCAGACAACACTGTAGATGCAGCAGATGCACTTAAGTTTGTAGCAACAGTTGATACAGGAACATCTGTTTCTGTAGTAGCAACTAATGCAACAATCGTTTCTGCACTACATACAACTGCTGCACCAGTAACAGCATCTTCAGGTTCATCAAGCCTGACAATTGCAACTGGTACAGGTACAACTGCAACGTTTTATGTATATACTAAAACGACAGCAATTGGTTCAGTAGTAGTTACTAATCAAGGAACCACATTAACATATTATGTACAGGGAACAGCAGGAAAGATTAATAATCTTACTGTATCTGCTCCTGCAAATGGTGCTGCTGGAACAAAGCAGGATATTTTAGTTACAGCAACAGATGTATTTGGAAACAAGGTTTCTGGTAAGTCTCTTACTGCAACAGTATTTGCTGCAACAGCAACACTAGATTCAGCAACAGCAACAACTGGCGCTACACTTTCAGATTTTGGAGTTGCAAAGTTTACTGCAGCACTTCCAACAACTGGAACACGAGCACTAATTATGTTTGCTCCAACAACATCAACAGATGCAAATTCTGCAGATGTAGTTGGTCTAACTGCTCGTACACTTGCGCCTTTTGCAGAAATTGCAGTTCGTGATCTAGTATCAGAACTTGCTGCTGAAAAGGCTGCTAAGGAAGCAGCACAAAAGGCTCTTGCAGATGCTCTAGCAAAGGCTACAGCAGATGCTGCTGCTGCTAAGGCTGCTGCAGATGCTGACAAGGCTGCTGCTGTAAAGGCAGAGGCTGACAAGGCTGCTGCTGCTGCAAAGGTAGAGGCTGACAAGGCTGCTGCTGCTGCAAAGGTTGCTGCAGATGCTCTTGCTGCTAAGGATGCACAGATTGCTAAGCTAACAGCAGATAACGCTGCTGCAGTTGCTGCAATGAAGAAGGCATTTAACGATCTTGCTAAGAAGTGGAATGCAAAGAATCCAAAGGCAAAGGTTGCACTAGTTAAGTAATTAACTAAGTCTAAAATTAGGGTGGGTACATAAAGTACCCACTCTTTTTTTATTTAATGATATAATTACTCTTAGGAGTGCCCCAATTGAATAATTCTTTTAGATTAATATTATCTGCAATACTAGGTTTTGGGTGGTTATTTGGCGGTATCTCACAAGCTAATCCTGATCCACTTACACTAGGTTATGAACAAATACAAGAACTAAATAAAAGTGTATCTGATTTAAATTATAAAAATGATTTTATATCATTAATAGATATTGCAGAACAAAAATATGATGATGCTGTAGATGCTAAAGACGCTAAAGATAACGCCTACGATTCCTATGATGATGCGGTAGTAGCAGAAGCAACAGCATTAGAAGAAAAGAATTTAGCCCAATCAGCGGTGGATGGACAAACAGTAACGGTTGCTACAGCATTAACAAATAAAAATAATGCTAAAGATGCTCTTGATATATCAGAAGTAAATTTATCTACTGCAAATACAAATCTTCAAACAACACAGTCTGCAGTTCAAAATGCTGGAAATTCAGGACTATACTATACCGTCTATTATCTTACAAGAGGGTTTAACGGAGTAGCCATTCCAGATGCAGTAATATGTACTGGGGTGTGGTATCCAACTTCAATGCAGCCACCAGTTTGTGGCAATAGGTATGAAAATTTTGTAGTTAAATTTACTGGACAAATAACCGTTCCTTCTCATTGGACTTCAACATATTTTGCAGGATACACAGATGATGGATTCAAAATGTATGTGGATGGACAACTTGCAATTAATGCATGGGTAGAAAAGGGATCTTCCTGGAGTTCATATTCTCCAGTATATGATGTTAGTCAAGATAAAACATTAGATGTAGAAATTTGGTGGTATAACGGAGGAGGACCAGGATACTATCATCTTGGGTGGGCAATTCCTGGTGGCTGGACAGGAGCAGGATGTGATTATACTGGAGGTTGGGGAGTAGGATTTAGTTGTAATTTAAATACATTTTCTTATGGAACAGGTGCAACACAAGCTCAAATTGATGCATATAATGCAGCAGTAACTGCACAAGCAGATGCACAGACAGATTACAATAATAAATTAACAACATATAATACTAAGACTACTGCATATAATACAGAAAATTCTACATTAACCACATATAATCAAACATTAACAACAAAAACTACTGCATATGATACTGCTGTAATAAATACAGCAAATGCTTTAACTGCTAAAAATAATGCTGATGATGCTTATGATCAAGCAATTATTGATATGAATAATGCAATTGATGATGCTTGGAAATATTATGAAGAACAAATGGCTAGAGAAATTGCTACTGCTTTAGCACAAGCTGCTGCCGCTGCTGCTGCAAATCAACCAACACCTGTAGCAAGTCCCGATCCAGAACCTAGCATAGAACCTTCACCTGAACCAGAGCCTTCTCCTGAGCCATCGCCTGAGCAAACTGAACCAGTCGATCCCACTCCAACTCCAGAGCCTGAAACCACAGATGAGGCGACACCAGAACCAAGTCCTGAGCCTGAGCAAACTCCAGAGCCTTCACCAGAGCCTTCACCTCAGCCATCGGATATAGATTCAGAGCCAAGCCCTGAACCAGAGCCAACTCCTGAGACACCTTCTGAAGAATCACCAGAAGATAATATCATAATTGATGAAGAATTAAAAGAATTGATTCCAGAAAAAGGAACGGGAACTTCAGAAGATTTATCTGGAGTTATAGCTAATTTAACAAGTAAAGATAATAAATTAGTTAAACTTACTCCAGAACAGGTTGCTGCAGTTAGCCAAACTCTTGCTGCTTTAACACAAGAAGCAAAGCAGGAAGTTGCACAAGATTTGGGAATTAAAGTTTCAGAAGTTGCTGTAGTTGCTGAAGCAATGAAAAATAATTCAGAATTAGCAACGGCATTTGTAGAATTCAAAGAAAGACAGGCGTCTGCAGAAAATGCAACAATGCCTTATACATTAGCAGATGCTCTTACTGAGGTTCAAACAGAAGCATTTTTAGCAGATCCACTTGGTACAGTTTTAGACATAGATTTAGAAAAAGTTCTTGACCCATCACAGTGGGGCAAAGACATGACAGATGATCAACGAGAAAAGGCACAGGAAGTAGTAATTCCAGTTATTCTGGTATCAAATATAGTCGCTTCTGTTGCTTCTGCCCTATCAACAAGGAGGTTATAATAAGACTATTATGAATACATTACTCACTAAATTAAAGGCGGTATTTAATAAGGTAAAATCCTTTAAAATTACCCTGCCTAAAATAAAAATCCCAGATTTTAAACCAGCACTTGAAAAAATAAAATCATATTTAGTTAAGGTTTTGCCAATATTGAAAAAAGCTGGATCTTTGATTTTTAAAGCCATTAAAGGTTTTATTTCATGGTTTTGGAAAGCAGTAAAAGAAAGTATTGCTCAGGTGTGGACTCTTCTAGGATTTTTCATTGCTTGGCTTACTTTGACTGGTACCGCCCAACAAATCGTAGGAATTGCTACAATTTTTGCTACAGTTCTATGGCTTGTAACAATACCACTTCGTGAAGAAAAGGAATAAAAATGAAAGATAAAGTTATTTTTACATTATCAGTAATGGTAGGTCTTGCTATTATTACTGCTATTGTTGGAGATTATATTACCGCTGCCCTTGAGACCCAAAAAACTGGGGAACCAGTAGAAGTATCTGCAGAAGTAATGACCCTTGTACAGACTGCACTTGGTGGTCTTATAGGTATTATTGGTGGATATTTTGGGGCTAAAGGTAGTAAAAAAGACGAAGATTAACTGGTATAATGGTGGGTATGCTAAGGATAATTGGGATCGCTCTTCTAGCCGTTGTACTGGCTGGGTGTAACTATGATGGCTCATACCGCTATCCTTGCCAAGATCCAGCAAATTGGGAAAGCGCAGAATGCAAACCACCACTTTGTGATGTAAACAATACATGTCCAAAAGATTTAAATACTAATATAGAGGAAGAAAAAACGGGGGTAACAACAAATGGCTAAAGAAAGATTAACGCCACAAGATTTAGATGCTAGATTAAAATTTATTTTGGGTATTACATTAGGCTCTATTCTATTTCTTACATCAGTAGGAATTCTTTATGGTCTTTTATTTGTTACCCAGCCAATTGGAGCACAGTCTGAAAATGATAAAATGTTTTTTAATGTGCTTGGTTCTGTAGCAACATTTATTACAGGAACACTTGCTGGACTTCTTATTGGTCAGTCTGGTGCTAAAGATATTATGAAAGCACAACTTGACAATAAAGAAATGGATGCAAAGAATACACAGGCAGATAAAAAAGTTGAATCTGAAATTAGAATGGCAGAAGAAAAGCTTGATGCTGAACTTGATGAAGTAAGGGCACGTCTTGCTAAGAAGCCTGATGGTGCAATGCCAGCAGAACAGCCAGTAGATACAGATTGGGATAAGGATTAATCATGACAGACT